TCTAAAACCTAGTTTTCTATCATCGCAGTATTCTTGAGCTGCTTTAAACTTTGCCTGATTCACCATGTATGTAGTGACTTCATTTAGATATCTTTGAGTTCTTCTTTTTGGTTCTTTAGGTGGGTTGAGTTGTTTCTTAGGTTTAACTTCAATTATCTCTCGCACCACTTGTTTATCCTTATTAACATATTTTATATAAAAATCAGGAAAATATCTATGAACTTTTTTATCTAATGGAGACCTGTAGGGTATGATTATTTCCTCACTACCCCATTCAATAATCTTCTCGTTATTATCACAATAGACCATAAATCTTCTCTCCCATAATGAGCGATAGAAGATTTTAGTAGGGTCGCCCCTATACTTTTTATAGTTCTTTGGTTTGAACTTACCACTGTACGACATAAATAACAATAAACCTTTTAGGATTATTTATACATGGCATACATAGACAAATTATTATCGAAGTTTCAAAAAGCAAAAAATGCTATAAACTCTATCAAAGGTATTGCAAGTCAGATACAAGCAATAAACTATGAGAGTGCCTTAGATGAACTAGGCGAAGCAAAAGACAGCGCATTAAAGAAATTAGACCAAAGAAGAAGTAGTCTTCAAAACTCATTGAACTATGATGGTTCAAAAGGTAGAGGTCATTCAAAAAGATTACCAGCAGGTAGCGAACCACAAATCGTTTATCCGATACATGATAGACTCGCAAACTATCTAGTATTCGATATCAGACCAAGAAGAGCAAGAGGTTCATCTCGATTTGCAGACAAGTCTCGTTCTATTGCATTGTATGTTCCAGACCAAATCATATCACAAGCGACAGTTCAATATACACAAACAGGTGTAAATGCATTCACTAGAGGGTTAGAAAGAATTGGTCAAGCTCTAATGTCACCAGAAAAAGATTTAGCAGATGTGGGCGCTGAAGAAGGTAAAAAAATGGCAAACGCATTCGTTAAAGAAACACTGAATAAAATGACAGGTGGTTTAACAAACCTTAGAGCAGGTCGAGCAGTCAATCCGCAAAACGAACAAATACTAGATGGTGTGCCTTTCAGGTCGTGGGACTTTACATATGACTTTTATCCAAGGTCGCAAGAAGAGGCGAAGAGTGTTTTAAAAATCATTGAAACATTTAGAATGGCAATGTTGCCTGATACATATTCAGATGTATCGATATTAGGTGGCGAAGAAGTTATATCACCAGAAGACAACCCAAACGCAAACTTCTTTAACTATCCAAACATATTCGATATATACTTTGACGGACCTATGGGTAATAAAGTAGATGGTTTCTTACCTGCTGTTTGTTCAAACGCACAGGTTGATTACACAGGTGGGCAGAAATTCTCAACATTCGAAGACGGAATGCCTGCACATATTCAATTAACATTACAGTTCTTAGAAATCAAAATTCTTACACAAGGAAATTACAATGTCATCAAAGCAGAATCGCAAGACCTTAGATTCGAACATGAGTATGGTGCAGAAGAAAGTATATTTGAAAGGTCACAAAGAGGTGATATAGATGGCTAATCAATTTTTTCAAAACTTTCCAGAGATTCAATATAAGTTAGGTGACGGCAAAGTCATTTTCATCAAAGACTTTTTTCGTAAGTCTAAGATAGAACAAGAAGCAGTTGAATCTATTGTCGATTATTCTTACTATCATATAGAAGATGGCGAGAGACCAGATGTTGTTGCAACAAAACTATATGGTAATCCAGATTTACATTGGACTTTCTTTTTAGTTAATGAGATAGAAAACTATTATGATTGGCACAAAGATAGTGAAACATTTGAAAGATATATGACTGCAAAATATCCAGGTCAATATGCAGTTGCCTTGACACAGGCAGAGATAGTTAGTGCTAAGACAGCAGTTGCAGATATGTCAAATAAATATCTCTTAGGTGAGAAGGTAACAAGTGTATCAAGTGAAGGTAGAATCACTAAAGTAGAACCAGAACATCATAGAATTGCAATTGAAGGTGGTGATTTTAAATCGAATGAACTTATCACAGGTGCAGTATCAACTAGAACATTTACACCAACAAGTGTAGTCGAAGAGAGAGATGGTGTCGCATACTATATTAATGCAGATGGTCTAAAAAGAAATTGCCCACAGGCAGGTTTCACTGCTGTATCGCATGATATTAACGAACAGAACATCAACGAGGAAAAACGAAAAATCAAAGTCATCAGGCCTAGTTTAATTGATACGATAGTCAGACGATTTGAAAAAGTAATGAGAGCATGAGCAATTTACAACAAGGAGAACTTGTTGTTGATGCCCTTACTATAGTCAATCCAGAGGGAGATACGATTGACATATCAGGCATAACAACGAGCATCAAAATATTTGAATCGATAGACAAACCTTTCTTATCAGGTAGATTGTCTATTGTCGATGGTCTAGATATAATTAAAAACTTCAAACTTGTTGGTCAAGAATCTCTTACAATGAAGATAAGACAAAGAGAAGGTTCTGAGGGCGAATTCTCAGGTACAGATAACTCAATCGATAAAGTATTCAGAATCTACAGTCTAACAAATATACAACCAGTCAATGATTTAACAAAGTCTTATGTTCTTCATATCGTAGACCCAAAATTCTTCACTTGTCAAAAGACTGTAGTAAGTAAAACATACAGAGGTTCATACTCTAGTATCTTACTCAAAGCATTGAGAGAAGACGGTGGGTTTGGTAAACTAAGAAGTGTAGATGATTTAGCAGATTATTGGGAAGAATCTAAACCAGAAAATCAACAATTCATTTGCCCAAATTGGAATCTAAACAAAGTAATTAAGTATTGCACCGAAAATGCAAACTATGGAGAAGATGCAAGTTGGCAAAACAGTATGTTCTTCTTTCAAACATTTAACGGTAGTTTTAGATTTGTATCTTTTGACACCATGTGTAGAGAAATGGAGTTTCCATTACGATTCAGTTATTATCCAAGAAACGCAAAATTAGATACAGAAGAGATAGATATCAATGCACCAGATGTAGGTTTGAATAGTCAGATTTTAGATTATCAGTTTCCACAAAAGTTCAATACAATGAAAGGTGTTCAAGATGGTGCGTATGCTTCTATGTTAAAAACATACGACCCAATTCGTAAACTTGAAGAAGAGAATGTATATTCTATATCAAAAGTTTTTGATAGAAAGGCAGCTCATGTATCAGGTTTCCCTTTGATTCGTGCTTCTGAATTAGAAACTATATATGAAGCAGAAGAGATGTTAGATGTCACAACTAATCCTGATTCAAAAGAAGCATTTGTAGACCTTGCACCTGACCAAGCATGGGAATCTAAAACACATTATAGAGTCAACCCAACGAATGCTTATTCAGATGAATCTAAGTTGATTGATGCAACAGATAATAAATCAACAACTCAACCTAGAGGAAACGAATATAGAGATACAGGTATCTTAGAAAGAAAAGCATTGATGTCTTTATTTGAACAGAATGTTATCAAAGCGACTATACCTTTTAGAAGTGATATCTCAGCTGGTTCAGTTGTAAGACTTACATTACCAACAACTGAAATCAAAACTGATTCTGATGACGGTGATAAACTAGAAGACGGAAAATATTTAATTGGTAAACTTGTTTTCTTCATTGACCCTATTAACAATAAAGGTTCAGTGACAATGCAGACAATCAAAGAGAGTTATGGTGTAGATATTAAATCATACAATCCATTAAGTCAAACAAGTGAACCTGAGGAAGTGTAATGTTTTATTATGGTATAGTAGAAGATAGAAATGACCCATTGAAGATTGGTCGTGTTAGAGTTCGTGTTCATGGTTTGCATTCAGATAACAAATCACTAATTGCAACGCCTGATTTACCTTGGTCGCAAGTAATCATGCCAGCAACAACAGCAGGTTTGGGTGGATTCGGAACTCAACATTCTATAGTTGAAGGCACAACAGTCTATGGTCACTTTAGAGATGACGACTTACAAGATTTTGTAGTTTTAGGTGTTGGTCAAGGTATCTCTCAAAAAGGTTATAAAGAAACAGTGACCGATGAGTTGTTATCCAGAACAGTGACACCACTAAGAGGTTTTAATGACCCAAGAAGAGCAACACAATCTGATTACGAAGGAACTGATGACGGTTTAAACCCACCATCAGGCGCTAGACCAAATGCTCTTTCATTGTCTTTAGAAACTTCACCACAACTCCCAAAAGAAGTTCAGATAGAATACACAGGTGCAGGTTCAAAGATAACAGAATTTGAAGAGTCAGAGAAAACATTGCCTTATTATCCATTAGTCACTGATGCAAGTGATATAAATGTATTCTCAACAGGCGATGCAATCTACACAGGTCGAGATATGAGCGAAGTATCAGATGACTTAAAAGAAGCGAAGTCAAATGCAACGCCAATGTATCCATTCAACAAGGCGCTTTATACAGAGTCAGGTCATATATTAGAATTAGATGATACTAGAGGTAATGAAAGAATATCTTTAGAACATAGAACAGGAACATTCTATGAAATTGATAAAGATGGTAATCAGATTCATAGAGTAGTTAATGATAATTATACAGTCATATGTAAAAACAATGAAGTATACATTGGTGGTAAAGTAAACATTAAAGTATTGGGCGATGCGAAGATTCATGCAAATGGAAAAGTAGATATCAA